TTGGTAACACCAACACCGTCATTAACACCAACCGCAACTCCAACACCTACACCAACTCCTACACCAACAACATCCAATCCGTGTGGTGGTGTATTTGCCGATGTGGGAGGACTTAAAAAAACACCACTACCATCGGCATCACAAACACCAACCCCAACACCAACGCCTGATGTTACCAGACCTTGTGTTTATAGTGGTACCGTAATATTCAATACTATCAATGAAATTATGACTTGTGCTAATAGCAAAAAATTCAAAGATTGTTTCACAGGTTTAGATTACTACACAACTCAAAACTTATTTGATCCGTCAGGAAATACTCTGAGTCAAGGTTATGTTTATAGTACATATATTAATGGTATTGGTATTTGTGCGGTATTTGATGGTTTAGTTGAAAACATAAGTGGTATTGATAACGTACAGATTGTAGATTTAGTTGGTCCTTATGATCAAGGTGGTTGTATTGATTGTATTCCACCAACACCAGAACCAATTTTAGAATGTTTAGTTGTTAACTCTGAATGTGGTAATATTAATGTTAACCCTGGTTCATTTATTAATGGGAAATTGTCATATACTTGGACTTTTCCTGCATACCCTCAATATACTTATCAAATTTATTGGGATTCTTTAAATGGTAGATGGGTTTGTAAAGAATTAACAACTGACTTGGTTGGTTGTTATTTAAATATTGATAGTGATATTCCTGTTGGGTCTATTTTAGAATGGGATTATGTTAACACCATCAATTCTTCAACAGATTGTATTGAGGAATTATCCGGTTTCAACACAACACTTTTATCGGTACCTTGTCCTTCCCCATCACCAACCCCTACACCAACACCAACTCCTTCACCTTGTGTACTTTATCAATATAGAATTACAAACAATAGTATATCTTCCAAAAAATTTGATTACACAAATTGTGAAGGTAATACCGCGATAAATATTCCAATGTATTCATCAGTTATAATATGTGCATCAGTCGCACCAACAACATTATCAGCAAATATTGTAATTGATCCAATAGGATTATGTTAAAAAAAAAATATCGTCTAAAAAGACGATATTTTCAATTATCGGTATATTAAACGATATTAGTCCCAAATACCTTTTGATTTCATAAAACCAAGAGCACATGTGTAAGCATCTGTTTGGTCAAAATTTTCTTTTTTAAGTGTATTGTTTCTTGTATAAAGCCATTTTATTTGAGGTTCTTTTTTTGCCACTTTTTCCCAAATAATCATTTTCTTATCAATATCTTTTGGTAATCCCCCAAATAAAACAAACTTCTTTTTGTCATTCTCTTGAACTAGCTCAGGAAATGCAAATTTTCTTGAGTTATATGTTGATATGAATTCAGGTACAATACCTAATATATTATAAATCTCTTTAAATACAAAACTGTTGAATCTCAACAATGTTTGAATCGTATAAACGTTATTCGAATTAAGTAATGGTTCTTCAATTACGACTCTAACGATCCCCAAGTTTTTATAATCTTTAAGTTTTTCAGCAAAAATTTCAGACTTAAGAAGTAGTTCTTTTAATTTATCTTCTTCCTTATCAACTTTTGGTCTTGGTGAAACATGGGTTAATTCTAATAATTGTTGAGTTTTAATATCGAACAATGCCCAACCTATGGTTTTGGTTGAAATGTCTAACCCTAAAACTTTTGGTGAGTTTTTTAAATTTTTTGACATAAAGTTTTTTTATTTAAAATAATAAAAGTTATAAAAACGTGAAGTTTTAAAGATCAAGCTTCACCACATATTGTTGTATTCCCTGTCTTAAGGTTGGTGATTGTAATTTTGAAATGACTAATAAATCTTTATTTTCATCAAACAACCCAATTTCAGTTATGTAGGATGGTGTTCCGTTAACCCAACTTGGGTTTTGTGATTTTAAGAATTCAGTCTGACTTAAATTTATTTTATATTTCATTTCATAAATTGTCGCTTGGATGTCGGTTTCAATGTTACCATAAAAATAGTATTCATCACCAAAATTTAACTTTCTTCCTGTTGTTCCAACAGGTACTAAATCAATGTAATTATTTAAATTGTAATAAGGTGCCGAATTGTAGTTTTGAGGGTTAACAATAAATGTAGTTCCTGTAAGTGATGATTCGGTAACGTATCCGTTAATAAAACTATTTTGTATTTGAGATGTGAAATCAATAAGTTTCCATTTTGTTGGGTCAGGTCTTTGTCCTGCAACAACTTTTTGAGCCAATATTTTAAAGTTTGTTGCCCAAAATCCTGTTGATATATCACATGACGGACAATATGTTGTTGTGGTAGTTGTGACAGGTATAGTTGTTGTTGTAGTCGTTAAAGGACTTGTTGTAGTTGTCGTTGTAATTGGTGCATACCCTGGTTGTTTTAAACAAGGAAATTCAGAACCAAATCTTACACTAACGTTTTTACTAACGTCAGGATTACAATCGTTGTTATTACCAACCAAATAAGAGTAATAATTACAATGTAACCAATTTGTAAATCCATAATCATTTTCTAAAACATATGTAATGTACATAGCCTCAGTACTTCCAGTCAATATACCATTACTTGATGTTGTGGTGTCACAAACATTAGGTGTGATTAAAGATATTTGAGGTGCAGGTAGTGTAAAATTTCTGTTAGATTTATATGATAGTGCCGCAACAATTTCTTCGTCATCAAAAATTATTATTTTTGAATCAGGGAAAACTTTTCCAACTCTACTTGGTAGTCCATTTGAATTTGCGTTTGTATCCCATAAATTATAGTATCTTAAACCAGGTTGATTCATGTCTTGATTAATACTTGATTTAAGATATTGTACTTGAAATAGATTTTTATTATCAAATCCTGGAGGATCTACCCAAAAAGTTTGACCAAAACAACATTGTGGGTTTTTATGCCACATTAACCATGGTATGTGTATTTTGAAGTTTCTTGCTTGTCCTGTTGTATCTTGAGGATTTGTATTATCATATGGTTCCAAAGCAAATTTTTCACCATAAAAGAAATCTATCGTTTGATTTGTGTAATGTACTATTGCGATTGCCTTTTGTTCTTCAGGTTTAACCACAATCTTCTCATCAAAAGAATTATAATAATAAGGTGGATCAGTGTCTGTTTGTCCTTTAGATGAGTTATACCCAAAATATTCTTTACTACCAATATAATTTATGGATCCAAATTGAGTATACCCTTCGTATAATGTTGATATTAACCCAGCAGGATTTTCAGTCCAAGGAATGTTCATATTCCATATCTTAACATTGAACTGGTCTATATCACAAATAGACTCAAAATCAATAACGTTGTCAGCCCAATGTGGTCTTGGTGTATAACTATCATATTGTACGGTCATACTTGGTGGGTAAATTACCACTCTTGCAAAACAATCAGGTGAAAAACTTCTATAGTCAGGTAGGTTTCTATCAAGTGTTAAAACATTTTCACAAACATCAATTATCCTATATGTTAACATTAAATAACAACTGTTCATGTTCATCAAACACTCAGGTAATGGTGTTGGTGGACAAACAGGTATTGGGGTTGGTGATAAACATGGTGTTTTAGTTGGTGTTGGTGTTGGGGTTGGTGAAGCACAAACATCACTTGACGTTGGCGTTGGTGTAAGTGTTGTTGTAGGTGAATTTGTCGGTGAAGCTGTCGGAGTTGGTGTAGGTAAGTCATAACAAACACAATCGTTTTTACCATTACCATCGTAAAAAATTGTAATTAAATCTCCAACACTTGGTTTGTTTGTGTTTTGAGGGTTACAACTTAATTGTGTTAGTGTTAATTGATTTGATCCGTCCAATAAACTCATTTGAGTCATAAAATTTGCACTTACAACATAATAATCACCTGTCATTACTTTCCAATCTATCGGATTATTAATTGTGTTCGCACTAAAAAAACCTCTCATCGCAGCCCTGTTATAAACAGGCTCAACAGAAGAATCCATAAATGGTATACCATAAGTATTTGTTTCAGTGGCATCAACCAAATAAGGATATTTAACATATTGTTTGTTCGATTGTGGGACACCTGCAGTATTTTGTCCATTAAATTCAGGTTCTAACACAAAACTATTTGCTTGATTGTATGTTAAAGGTAATTTGTCATATGATACCTCACTGTCTCCAACTTGGAAATAAGCAACATTAAATCTACCTTGAGACAATTTTTGTCTTCCGGTGTCGGTTATTCTTGTGTTCACAAGACCTGAAGTATTTTTTATTATGTAACCCATTTAGTTATAAATATTAGTTTTATTAAAATCCTATTACCTCAACACTACAACAATCACAACCATTCACTCTTAGATTGGCCAATTGTAAAGTATAAGTACCACCAGCAAACGTACAAGGACCTGACGGTGCGTTTATTATAGTATTTGTTGTTGATCCGCTTATCACACCGTTACTTCCAATAGTAAGTGTATTTTTATAAACTCTGTATTCTTGATTTTTATAAATTGGTGAAGTTAAACTACAAGGACCACTTACAAAAGAAAAACTATTCAAGTTATTGTATGGTGTCATAAGTCCAACTCCCGTTATTGTTGTAAAATTATTATAGGTTGGCTGAACTATTAAAGTGTTCGGATAATAAGTTAGTACCCCGGTATGTACTAAATCAAATGTTATTGTAATTCCCGCAGGTAACGTTGGCGCATTTATTTGGAACGCCCCACCAATTGTATATGCAAATCCTAATTGATATGTGACAGGTGGTGTTGATAAAACCGAAATCAAATTTTGTTCAGATACACCATTACTATCAATAACTCTAACCCCATAATTGCCTGGTGCCAAATTTTGGAAATACGGTGAATTTTGATATGTTTGACCATAGTTGATAGAATATTGGTATGGTGGTGTCCCTCCATAAGCGGTAATCATTATTGTACCTGAATTATCACAGACCGCATCATTAACGACTGCGTTAAATCCAACTAAACTATCAGCACTACAACTTCCACTCAAGACTGAAACGGTGTATAATGTAGCATCTCCAAAATTTTGCCAATTACTTATTGGTGGTTCTGCAGCATTATAATTAACTATTTGACTATTATTTGAATATCCTGTTATAACCCATTGATTTGGGGTTGCTCCTGTATTCCAATAAAGGTAATATTGATTATCACTACTCTCCCAACTTGGTTGTCCATTAACAATAGAGTTATAACCTAAATCTATTTGTATTTGTTCAACAGGATCTTCACCGGAACTTCTTACAAGTAAAAATAAACATAAATTAGGATATGTTTTTGGTATTATAGGTAGACTACAAGGTCCTACATATGATTCACTAAAAGTATAATTTAAATTTGTCCCATCTTCCCATTCATACATTAGTAAGGTGTCTGTTGTTGGGTAAAGTCCATCGTTATTATCCAAATAAGCATATAATTGATTTGGGTTACAATCAAAAGTTTGACAGAATACCCAAGTATTTGTTTGTCCATCCCAAAATACTATCCCTACAGAAATCAATCCATTTGAAATTACGTAATATGGTTTTGAGTTTTTAACACCGGACGGTTGTATTGTCAAATATTGTGTTGAGGTTTTACTCTCTAAAACAAAACACATGGCAGAATAGGTTACCGTTTCCGCAGTTAAAACACAAGTAGTATTAATCACAAAATCTCCATAATAATCGGTAATTTGTGCGTTATAATCACCAGCACCTAAGTTTGTAAGTGCAGGTGCGTAACTACCAATCTCCCAGAAAATTGTATACGGTGGTGTTCCTCCGGTAACTAATAACTGTACTGATCCATCAAAAGTATATTGATTTGTCGGTGCTTGTGTTAAACACTCAACATACATTGGAAATATTGTAGTGACATCACATTCATTAGTTCTTTTTACGGAAGGGATTGTTGGTGGACAAACATCTCCAACACAGGTTCCCATTATTTTCACCTTAGTTGTTCCTGTATAATCAAAAACAGGGTATATTTTAGAACAAAAGTTTGCGGTAATTCCTGTTTGGAATTGGTCAACTACTATCTCATTGTTATTTCTAACATAAATTGTGTCATAATATTCTCCTTCAATGTCAACAAAATAACACAGGGTGCCGCAATCACATGGTATATCAGGATCAACTATAATATCATATGTAACATCACAATCAATAACACCCAAAGAAAGTACATAAAAACAAGTTGATGGTACAATATATGGTGCGGTAATAATTATGGAAACAAACGAATTAGTATACGCACTTAAATCCGTATTGTTTGAGATAATTGGTGCGTAAGACCCATCACAAGAATATAATACAAAACAATTTTCCATTCTTATTATAAATAATCAAAAACCTCTTTTTTTTAAATAATCCTTAATGTTCTCAATATATTTTGTTGTTGAGCTATTAGGATTGATGTAATTAAAATAATTAGGTTCATTTTTTAAAATTTCAATTGGGTCATTATCTATAAAATCACCTTTATAAAATTTATCGTGTTTAATGTTTTCTGTCACTCCGGCCATATGAAGGATTGGGTTTTTTTCATACTCTTCAAGAGTATCTGTTGCCCAACAAAAATCCAATTCATCAGTGATTAATGTTTGTTTGTTTTCAACCCAAAGATTCCACAAAAGTGACCACATCTCTGCGGTCCAAAATTGGATCTGCCCTTGATTGATTGGGTACTTTCTTTGGAATTTTATTAGTGTTGAGTATAAAGAATTTGAGTCTTTATAGATTTTATCCCAAACTTTATGACTTGTATTTTTTACAATATATTGTCCTCCACCTGAATTATCTTCATTTTCAATAATTTTACTTTTTTGAATTCCAATAATATCACACATAGAATCAATTAGTTCTTCATTTTTACAATGGTCGAATCTTATTTCATAATTTTTTGAACATTTTTTTAAATATTCATATCCAATATAACTTTTAGTATTAGATAGATAAATTACATCATCTTTTATTAATTTTTCAAAATTTGGTAATTTATTAAACATTATGTCCGCATCGTGTAAAAAAAACATATTCCCATGATCACTGTTTTTTTCAATCCATTTACTAATTAAGTATGGTTTAATGCTTGGGATATAATGTTTATTATCTCTTTCGTCTTTGAAGAAATGTAAGTTTATTCCATTTTTTAAAATTTCTATTGATTCGTCTGATGGTTCTTTTTTACCTTCGGGTATTGAGTATATTACATGGATGTTTTTTGGATTGATTCCTTTTTCTATAAAATTGTGAACATATAATTTTACCTGCCAATGAAAATACGGTACGTCAGGTTGAGCACTAACAAAAAGAAGAGAATCCATGATAGAATTATACTAACATATTTTTTTAAGTGAATTTAACGTGAGGAATTAAAAAATAAGATCTAAGAACAATCAATAATTTCGAAAGTTTCGCAAGTTCCGTCGTTTAATTTTAAACCTAAAGCGGGTGCCATATTAAATTGAGAACTTAGTGTAATGGTTTCAGGTATTGTTATTATTGTACCGGCATATACACATTGATTACCATATACATCACATGTGTAAGCACTTATAGGTAAAGAAAAACCACTAACCGAATTTATAGTTATTTCATTCATATTTTAACAACTAACACATGCAATGTCGTATTCAATTTTTAAATCAACAACTATTGGTGTATTATCCAAAGAATTTGTAATTTCTAAATCACAATTTTTTGGTAGTTTTGTACAATCACTGGTAATTGTCACTTTATTATTGTCCACATCTACAACAACATTTGAGATTCCTGCAAAACTATTCAACATATCAATTAAAGTGTTAGACCATAGTGTATCTGAAGGATAGTCTGTAAAACCTGAAGAATTATAAAATACTTCTTCTTTTGTTTCTCCATCAACAGTTGCTAAAATAATGAAATCGGCAGAAGTGATTATACAATTTGTATCACCACTTGTTAGGTCTGAAAATCCTTCCCAATACATTTGTCGAATACCTCTTCTCGTTACGGTATTAACACTTTGGAAGGTCTGTTCACAACTAGTGAATATACTGTAGTTAGTTACGCTTTTTGTACCAAATAAAATAACATCTTTCTTTAACCCACATCCTAAACTATCAGTAATTTCTAAACTATATTGTCCTGATGACGCACCAGTTATTACTAATCCTGTTTGTGTACCAACATCACCACTCCAACTTAATGTGAAAGGTGGAGTACCTCTTGTAATATAAACACTTATTCTTCCATCACCACCAAATACAGGTTGATTAACATAAAAATCAAAATAAACACCACTTGATGGTGAAATATAAACATTGGACACTTCGTTACAAGTAGGATCACTACTGTCTGATACAATTAAATCATAGTTTCCTGATGGTAAATTTTCAAAAATACCAAGATTATTATTTCTAATTTCAGAATTACCAACAGGTCCAACAAGAGTGAAAGAATATGGATATGTTCCTCCGGTTGAAACAATTATTTCCACAATACCGTTATTGAATCCGCATGTAGTTCCTGTTGTGTTTGCCGTTATTGAATAAGATGCAACATTTGTTATTGTTGTGGTTCCTGTGTATGTACACCCATTATCGTCGGATACTGTTATGATGTAATCTCCCGATCCTAAACCGTTAAAAGTTTGTATTGGATTTCCAAAATTTACAGTTTGATAATAACCTGAGGTTCCTGAAACTGAATAATTAAATGTTGATAGTGGTGGGTTACCTTCATCTACAATTATCTGTATTGTCCCGTCGTTTGAAGAACAATTAGAGTTTGTTGTGTTTATATCAACTTGATAAAAAGTGTTAGGGTTTAATACGGATGCTTGTGCTGTAAAATTACAAAGTCCAGCATCTGTAACACTAACACCAAAATACCCTGCCGAAACACCCGTAAAAGTGTATGAGGTTGAGAAAGAAATTCCAACCTGTCCTGATGTTCCACTGTAGTAAAAAGGTGCGGTACCACCTGTAATTACAACCTCAACTTCAGCATCGTCAATAAAACAAGCACTACTTGGCGTTACAAAAAACGCACCCAAACCAATAATTGGTACATCAGGGACATTTATTGATTTGGTTGCAATACATCCATTTATATCCTCAACTTCAACTTGATAGATACCTGTTGTCAAACCAGTTACTGTAAATCCACTCTGCCCTCCAACGTCACTCAACCAAGTAACCGTATAAGCGGAAGTCGGTGTTAAACCTGTAATAAATATTTTACCACTACCTTCATTATAACAACTTGAGTCCGCAACAACGTAATAACCAAAATCAAAAGTTGTTGAGGATTGTATCAAAACGGTTGCAGTGCTTCCTGTACATCCACCACCGTCATTAGCAACCACATAATATGTGTCAGCACTCAATGGTGAAAATTCAAAATACAAATCGTTTGTTGTACCAGTGGACATCAAATTATTTAATGAATCATATAAATAATAATAAGATTGACCATATACATATTGAGTCGATGCGGTTATAGATCCATTGTTAAAACCACATGTCGTGTCTTCAGATATTACAGAAACTGTAGTACCTGAAGAAATATTAATAACTACAGGTAATGAATCTACCGAATCTTGGACTTCTAAAAAATATGTATTTGCCGGCAATCCAGTTACTTCATAATATGTCGTTGCCGCTGAGGTTGGTATAGTTCCACCTGATGTTATATCATAAACCAACCATGTTGGTCCACTATCTCCTGTTATACTAAAAGAGAAACCACCCGAGTTTGTATTTGAACAATCTCCAGTAAAAGTAAGATCATATATTAAAATGTACCCCATTACCCGTTACATAAAACTTCGAAATCAATTCCGACATTTATTTGAAAATCATCAAATGTTGAATTGCAATTATTATTGAATACCGTTACGGTTTCATTATCTATATCAATATCATAACTATAACCACTAAGTTGTAAACTACTTAATGCCGACTCCAAAGCAACTAACCATTGTTGTGAAGTCGGTGCATTTAACGCACCATAAGTCGTCAAAAATTGTTGTTGGACCACAGGATTTCCGTTTAACCTTAAATCAACAAACCAATTGGCTATTATTGTGGTACCTAAACAATCGGCCCAATTAATATTACTTGATGCATAGTATTGTTGTAATACTTGATTTAAAATATATCCAAATGAGACCACAGTTGGGTCGTTATTCCAAGGGAATATACCACATTCAATTTTTTGACCTGGACAATCATAAACAAAAAGTTGTGTAATTATACTACATGGTTTACATGGAACAGGAATAAATTTACATCCAGTTTGTCTTCTCCAAACAAATTTTTGTCTGTGGAAAATTGAATTTTCTAACTTTGTCCCTGTAGTCCATATCGTTGTTGCAGGTATCATTTGTTCAATTAATCTAATCCAATAATCTCCGAGACCATTTACGTAATCGATCATAGTTTGGTAGGTAAAATTATCGTTTTGGATACCGGCTAATTGTTGTGATTCTAAATATTTCCAATAAATTGATTGTAAAGTAGGATAACCACCTGTCTTACCGTCAGTGATAAATTGTCTATTTCTAACATTAATCATATTATGCCAGAAAGTTTGAGCAAACTCAAAAAAAGTTTTTTGTTTTGGTTTTGGTATAATCTCAGTCCAATCTATTCCTCCTCTTTTTGGGTATGGATTTGGTATGTTACAAGGTGATGGTGGTACATAATTTAAACCTTGTTCAGGTATTGGGAAATTATATTGTCTAGACATTGACCAAACGTCATAAACCAATCCTTGTGCCGGATTCATGAATATATCAACGTTTTTAACATTAATGGTTAAACATTCTTCTCCAACGGTATAATATGCGTTAAAACCAGCGTCAAAACTTTCTCTTAAAATACCTTGTTCATCATACCAACTTTTTTTGTTGTCTTGGATCTTTCTTAATCTATACCCAAGATTCATGTACGGGAATTGTCTATATCTTTGTAAATACTCTTCTCCGTAATTGAAGGGTAACAAGGTTGTTTGGTAGTCAGGGTTGTTTCCTGTAAAAACATTGTTTGTTATATTCACAGCCGCTGGCATTCTATGTTGTGGTGTTGATTCAAACCATCCACCACCTATTTGGTAAAAATATGTGTCACTTGCCGTTGGCATTTGTGGACAACCAAAAATATCGACAGGATAATCATCTCTAGTTGTTGTAACATCTACCGTTAAACTATTTGTGGTAAATCCGGTATATTGTACTCCTTGGATTGAGAATATGTTGTTTGTTTGTAAAGAAGGAAATTGTTGCGTAAAGGTCCCTCCTGTGATTTGTCTATACTGTTGATCAAAATCACTCATATTAATTCTTTGATCCGCAACATAAACATACTCATTAAATTCAGTAAGGGCTTCAGGAGCACCTATTAATTTAAGAAGACATTCAATCGATTTTCTAGTTCCTTTTGATTTAAATAGATACGCAGAATTTAAAATTAAATTTCTATAATATTGGTAATTAAGTTCTTCAGGTGTTTGTCCTTTAGATAAACCAGTATAAGTGTTTGTTGTTGGTGAGAAAACACTACCTAACAACATCTCATTTGTAATTGGTGAAATATTTGTTTTCCAACCAAGGGTCTCGGCCAAATTTTTCAAAAGTTGTGATGGTATGTCATTAGTTACAATGTAGTTAACATTGTTCATGTTCGCTAAAGCGTTGATGAATGTTTTTGTTTCATCAAAACTTCTACCATATATTTGTAAAACCTTTTCAAATTTTTGATCAGGAGTATCAAATTCTTTAAGAGCCGCAGTAGTTAAAAATCTTGATATTAGATTTGTTTTATATTCATCTAAACTAATACCATAAGAACTTAATTTCTCCAAATAATTGTCAAAAGATTTTGACTCAATATCTAAATTCCAAACACCGCTTAATGGAAAAGTCGCAAATTGACTTGTGAATACATAATTACCTGATTCAGTTTCTTTAGGTACTCTAAATGACGATGTATAAATTGGATTTACATTTCTATTTAAAAGAAAATTCTCAACAGGATCTAAACTATCTTTGAATACTCTATTAACTTCTATATCATTAGGTCTGATTACTAAGTAATCATAAGAAATTGAGTTTCCAGAAAAAGGATTTCCTTCAACAACTATATTAAATAATATTGATGAATCGTTAGTAGGAGTTATAAAGTTAACGGGGTATTCTGTCTGACCGATGAATAGTGAATATTTTTTATATTCTACGGTCATATCTCTTAATGGTGATACTTGTATTTCTCTTAATGCAATATTTCTTGTAGCACTAACTGAAAAATCTATGTCAAAAGGATTGTTTATTGACGTGATTCTAAGATCAAAACTTGTCTCGTTATCTATAACATCATAAACCGCATTTATTGCGGTTTCAACATTTAACATTTTTTTATTAACAGGGGAAATTTCTAAAGCCGCAGGAAAATAGTTTATAATTTTTGTTACTGACGTTGAGAGTCTTTTACTTAAAGATCCATATTCGGTAAAATTAGTTACCTGTGATAAATCATAATTAGGATATACACTTAAGTTACTTGTTAATATCCCTCTAGCCTCTGCAACACTTTCAATATCCATACTTTGTAAGTTGATTGGATCTGAAAATGTTCCTATGTTAAATGTTCTATTTTGTTTCTCTGAGATTGAGGTTGTGAATTCAAAATTTCCCTGCGTAAATCCTCCACCACCAACTAATTGTAATCCAACTAAATTGTCAGAAAACGTTCCTTGGCCGCTTGCGTTTTGGGGAGGACAGGTAAATTTTTGTGTTGCCATTATGCTGTTATATTAGAAAAACTTTTACTAAAATCTATGTTTGTACCTCTATCTTGTCTTACCTCATATAATAAATTATTAAATTGGTCTTTAATTTCATAAAGGTTGTATTGTTTATAAATGTTATTGTTGGAGTCGTAAATTGTGTAAATTCCATCATCAATAGATTTAGTTTGATTTCCATAAAGAGCAATTGCCAACGTTGAGATATCTTGGTCAACTATTTCAATTTCAGTTGTGATCGGGTTGAAATAAGTGTTTGTTATAATAATGTCTTGATTTGGTTGTCCAATATATGGTGTTGCGTTTGGTTTGTTTGTTGGTGATGATGATGGTGACAGAGTACAAAAAATTAAATTTGTCGCCCCATCAACATATCTATATCTGATTGATTTTTGTATTGTGTTTGTTAGATTCTGAACAACTGGTTCACAATAAAAAGAAGATGTTATGATTCTGAAAAAATTAGGTATTTTTGTACCATCAGGATTTAAATACTCAACTCTAAAACCAGTTAAACCTTGATTAACAAATTTATTTCTATATTCAACAGGTACTTGATTTATATCAACCACAATTCCTTTAACATTAGGTAATGCTGACAAAACACCACAATCATTAATCACAGTTCTTATTTCCGCAGGTCTAATTAATAAGGTATAAATACCTAATTTATTAAATTGATTTGCCGGTAATTTTAAGTTGTATAAACCACCTAATATTTCCACGTTTGCATTACCACCAGTGTCTGAATTGTGAAAATAAGGTCTAAGAACGTCTTGAGCATTCAATGTTGTTAAAATGAAATTATTAGTGTCGTCTCTACTTGGAGTATACGTCAAAATTATTTCAACGTCCTCAGGACTAACATCTGATCCTCTTACCGTTCCGTAACTGCCTGTTGCCATATTTTTTTATCTTTTTTATAAATAGTTATGTAGCCACTTTTTCTACATTGAAAAATCCATATCCGTATTTTTCTAAGTCTCCGACGTTATCAACTTCACCTAATCTCATTACACTTTCTAAAGGTGCATAAACACCTCTTTCAATGTAAACGTCAGATAAAACTTGTAGTTCATCAACTACGTTTAGTAAAGCCTCGTTTTTTGTTATCGCACTTAATATTAAATCATTTTGTGTAAAACCAGAAGAATCGACTACATAAATTGTAAAATCTTCGTAATCATAGTAAGTTATATTACCTAAAGTATATGCCGTGTAAATACCTGTAGGATCTGGTCCAATAAATTCACCAACTTGTCCCGTACTTCCTGTGACAGGACCATAAACATACTTACCACCAATTAAACTATTAACAGGACCATATTGTACTAATTCATTTATTGATGATTCAGTATATCCTGTAATAATAAAAGGTATTGTAGTGTAATTGTAACTATAGAAATCATTTATATTAGTATTTGAGTCACCGCTAAAAATATAATCATAACTTATAGGTGTCGCAGCCCAACCTCCACTTGCAGGTACAAAGAATGCAGTTCCGTTTGGGTTTGGGATTGTGGTGCCAGTAAATGGTACAACAACATCTTTTTCAACATAAGATATACCCCATGGAGAATAAGAAGTTAATGTTATTGTATAAACATTATTACCTGAAGGATATTGGTGAAATAAAGGAAGCGGACTTGATATTGGTTGTTGTGGTGACCCATCACCCCAATCAACAACATAATTCACTTGCTGTAAAAACTTAGCAAACTCTAAGTCGGAAGTGTTATAAAAATAAAATGAATAACCTAATGGATCTGTTATTGTATCGGCACTAAACAAAAAGTTAGTCATTACTTCTTTTTGTAATATAGCTCCATCAAAAACTGAGTAATATCCAATATCAACTGTATTTTGGACGAGTAATAGATTGACTGATAATCCAGTCAATATAGAATCCCCTGCCGTTCCACCCGACAATACTTCACGCATAGGTAAATAATATCCTGTGGTACCTGTTAATGTCGATATTGTTTGTGCTGTTATTGGGCAACAAGGATCAATATATGTGGTAATATCAGTTTCACCCGTGAAAGGAACCGTTATTAAATCACCTATTATGTTTTCAGGTGATACAACAAATTTATAATATTGTGTGTTCATTATGGGTTAACATATTCATACCATTTTATGGGGTTTGCAGGATCCCCTATTCTGAGTAAATTAGAAACTTTTGTTACTTCGTAATTAAAATCAGGATAGTTCAGTTTTACTCTATAATAAAAATAATCAGCTCCGTTAAATGTGAATTTACTAGGTGAGATCTGTGGTTGGGGTGTATTGGTCATCCTAACAAACACACCTAACTTACCATCAAAAAATTTCGCACTCATATAGAATGTATCAATATTGATATAGTCTCTATTTCTTAACCAATAAATAAAGAACCCTTCTTTATCTCCCAAATAGTCCAATTGAAATGTTGGGATTCTAATGTCCACATTTGGGATTTGTGGTCCCAATGGTACATTTTGGAAAAATCCTTGTTGTACGGGTAGAATTATTGTAAAATAGTTTTTCTGATTACTTTCATTTGTTGTGTCATAAAAATCTAATTTGAAGAATGATTTTTGAAATGAGTTTGCGTAGTAATAAACTTCAGGTATTGTAAATCCTTCATTGATGTATGTCGACCCCCAATTAGCTGAGGTTACTGTGTTTGCCGATACCGGTGAAAGATTATCATAAAAATTAAATTCATAATTAATTGATGTTTTTTCATTCTGATAAGGTTTGTGGGCAAATCTAATTATTTCAAAGTCTTTTGCTTGACCTAATATTTCTTTCAATACGGTCGTTTCATACTCCTCAATTGCCTGATCTCTACCTGAAAAATCCCACGTCATTTCAACAGGAACATTTAGGTAACTATCTAAGTCAGATCTTAATATTTTAACTTTATTCACATTCATCTACTATTGGGTCTTCTATTTGTGTTATGTCTGGACTTAAAATACCTTGTGAGTATTCACTTGCAACATTATAATTTTCAGGTGTTATTCTAAAAACAATATTGGTATACGGATAATGTTTACCATTCAAAAATGGGTAGTCAGTCCCATTAAAGTCTTCATCAATAAACCCATATGGTAATAAATCTCTCCATCTAAAACTATTTGATAATTGAGAAAAGTATGCATAATCAGGAATTCCAACAACAGATTCGTTACCTTCTTCAATATAACTTGAGAATTCTCTTATCTGTATTGGTGAGTGTGGATCATAATAATAACCGTATTCGTTAGTTGGTGGTTGTCCTGTTGATTGATAAAAATAATTTGTATTGAATTTTATTTTATGTCTATATTCAGAAATAACTCTTTCGTTTTGATCATAATTATTCCATTCACAAAAATCCCCATCCATAGTATCACCACTAGTTAAGGTTTTATTATAAAAAAATGGTCCTGTGTTAAAATACAAACTATTGTATTGTAATTGGGGTATATTAGTATTAGATAATGGATTTGATTGATCCCACCAACTTGAGGTCGCCCCACTTAATAAGTAAGTGTTAAAAAACCAACCTTGTTTCATATTTCTGGTCCAACCAAAATAACCTCTCCACAATGTGGTAAAAAATAATTGTGTTAAAGGTCTTTTTTGATTATCTCTAAGTGGTTGTATGTCAACATCACAATTAAAACTTAAAGTGTATGATCTACTAGCGTTTTTTACGGAAGATCTGGCAACTTGAGTTGGTGTTAAAGCTTCTTGTTCGAATTTAGTTGTTGTATTAAAAGCATTTTGCTCAAATCCTGCATTCACTAAAACAGAACATTGGACATCGGTTATTATTTTATGTCTTCTAATATAGTACTCACTTTTGGTTTCACTTATATTATTGATATTTATAACTCTCTTCATAAACCCTTGAGTTCCAGTTACAAAGGTTGTTCCCGTATATCCTACATTTGAAACATTAAAATAATACTCGTTTGAGTCAAATCCTGTTGTACCTAAATTTGCAACTTGAAAATATTTTTGTCCGTTGTACGTTAATGTTAATTCAACATATTCACCTGCTGTAAGTCCATGTGGTATAGGACAATAGAATCTTATAAATCTTGTGATCTGATCAGAACCAACCTCAATTACAAAAGGTATCCCGTCAGAAGCAATCCAAGACCAAGTCTTATTAGTTTTTGGGTCAACCAAATTTAAATTCTTGTTATAATCATTTTCAAAAGGATAACTCATGTAGTGAGTCCAATTATAGGTTGACGCACTTAAAGGTTTGAAGTCTATGTGGTTATTTGGTGGTGACGTATATCCAACAACATCTCTATCAGTTCTTATGAAATCAAACTCAAAGTATTGCGGAAAACCGTCCCAAGGTGTTGGTAATGCTGATTGTCCAATATTTCCATTTGGGAATGCCGTTATGGTATTTTGTAATTCATTTGTATAGTACAAATTATTTCTAAATGGTATGTATGTAGTTGATCCTGTTAATGCATTATCAAAAACAATCGTATACTTACATACAGGTCTAAATATTGTCGATTGTTGTCTTTCTTCATCAAAAAGATCTTCTTGATTCACATTTATAGACCTATCGTACTCATTAATAAGTTTTGTACTTTGTTCTAAAGGTATATTTACAAAACCATCAACATTGATCGCTCCTTTGTATCTTTGATTACCTAAAATTATATTTGTTGTTTCGTCGTACATTAATAATCAGCAACATAAAGTTTATAAAATTTGTCAACCGCAGTATTACCATTTACTAAACCAAAGTAAAAATGATATGGTGCCCCAACAACCACAATTGACATTGGAGTTACAACTGAACTTGGTACTCCTTGTAGTACGTTGTTTGGTGATGGGTTTGGTTGTTGTGGAGAACCCGCAGTAAAGTTAGATATGAATCCAAATTTAGTTGTTGAGGTTCTATATTTTTCAAATGGAGTGTCAAAATCAACATCCTGATATTTTTTTTGGAAGAATCCTAACTGACTATTTACACTATCAGTATACCAATTGTTATTTTCATTCCCAAAAATACTTGATCCAGTATTAATATACCATTTGTAATTTGGTACAAATTGAGCTTTTGGATACCCAAATGATTGTTGGATTAATGGAGATTGATTAAATGTTTCAATACCAGGTGACATTATTCTTCTATATCTGAATTCTTGTGTTGTAGACGAGAAGAAAACACCAAATACAGGTTTATTTGGGTTGTTGTTACCTCCTTGGTTATTGAAGTAGATGTAGGAATTTGCATTTGGTAGTCCTGCTAAATTTTCACTAATAAATGGTGTTACTTTCCACTCAGAATTAATAGACATCATTTGAGCAATATCACCATCAATTCTTTGACCTTTTCTATCATTATCAAAAAATTGAGTTATACCCACACCCTCTTTAACATTATTGTTAAAGATACCAGGTTCCATGTTTTGTCTAAAATTTTCATTCAATATTCTCGATAGGAATGATAACTGAAGTAAATCTGAATTATCTTGGTAAGATGTTGGTGTCATTTGATTAGCGTAGTAACTTCCAAATGCAGGATTTGCACAAATCTCATTTATAAAAAGATCTCTTGGTCCTAAATCAACAACTGTAGTTGGGAATTGTATTTGTTTAACGTTATAAGCGGCACCAGGGAAGTTTAACAAGGCAGGAATAAACCCACTAGTGTTTGGTGATTCTTTACCAATGAATTCTTGATCTGTTTCATTCCAAGGTGAAGATCTATAATAGAAATTATTTGTAATATCATTGTATACTATCACATCATCACAATAAGATTTATAAAATTTTCTTGATGTATAATTAGGATTATTTGGATCCAAACCAAATAATTTTCTTGTATTAAATGAAAACATGTACAATACACCATTAACCCAATTGTTTTGGAATGTTTGGGAGAAGACTCCTCTACACGCAGCAAAGTTTAATGTAAATCTTACTTTCCATTCTAAAAGAAGTGCTGAGTCGTATTTGAATGCATCCCCAATTAAATACCATCTTTTTTGTGCGACTTCATCACCTTTGTTTAATAAACAATAACAGCCATTAACAACCCTGTCAGGCGGCATAGGACATAAATCAGCAGGAATAATTCCTATATTTGTACCACTACCTGAATAACATTGTAATGAAACCATAGTTTCACATTGTAATGTTTCTGTTAGTCCTGATGTTATTGGATCCAAATCTGCTTGTGATCCATCTATCGTGTCAAATCCTGCCTGTATTATTTCAGGTGCTTGTTCACCATTTGCATTATAATATGTGAAATTATTGTTTTGATGTAACCCATATCCCGTATTACCTTCTAATCCATTTTCAACTCTTGTTGAGGTTGGGATCCTATCACTTCTCATTACAATTCTGTTTCTATTAATAAAGTTAACAGGTGTTAATGAAGTGTTTCGATAATAGGCTGGTGAATATAAACCATAAAGTCGGTTAAAATTGGCATTTGGTGGGCTATTCAAATAATAATCATCTTGATTTTGTGCTAAATAATAGAATGGATTGTTTGTGGAGGTTATACCGATTAAATTTAAACTATTATTTGAAGCCAAATATGCTCCACCACCAGCACCTGTAGTTGTTGGTTGTGGTGGGTTTATTGAGAATTGGTAATAAGGTAGTCTATTAGTGCCAGGGAAAACTAATGGGTTTGTATTTGACGCCAAAAAGTTAGAGTTTGACGTGAAGAATGGTGCTGGACTATAACCAACATATAATGAATCATCTGTTGCAATATAATAGTACGGTAATGTAGATGTAAATGCCGTAAAATTTGGGTTAGTCGCGGTCGGTCCACTTACTTGGAATGAGTAAGAGTTAAAATATAGATTATGTCCTTGATTATTTCCTGTAACATGTGATTTAGGTTTTCTTGGTGTAGTTGGGTATGATTGTATTGGTACATTTATAAAATAATCGCCACTAACAATTAAATTTTGGTTAGACCCAAAAGAAGTATTTCCAAATATTCTAGATAAATCATATGAAATATTTTGTCTTTGTGTGTGAGGATCGACTCCACGAATCATTATTACCAATTCATAGTTTTGATATCCTGCCATATATTGTAATGCCGGTGAAGTTGTTCTAATATTATACTCGGATCCTCCATATCCAGGTAGTATACCACATTCAGGTGTTACATATTTTATTCTATGTAACAAATATTCATTAGGGAATAAACCAGGTGTGGTATTATTTGACATAGAAAGAAAAGTCCCTACAGTCATACCTGTAATAACTTGGAAGTATTCAATATCTGTCGGGTATTTTAAATAATTTTCTTCATACCCGTAAACTCCAGGTACTCCCGCGACTGAAGAAGGTATCGATGTTTCAGTTTGTCCTGTTATAACAACTTGAGCAAATAAATTTGAGGTGGCGTTAATATTATTAAAGTTACCATATCCAACATTTATGGTTGTTTGTCCTGTAAATGTAACACCTGTAATTGAGTTTGTTTGAAATTGATTAAATGACGCACCTGTTAAATTAACAAATGAATTTGATAATGCGGGGTCTTGGAACGAGAATAATTGCCCTGTCCCCAAATAAGCGGATGTTCCAGGATTTGCCAAAACAACAATTACTTGATCGTAAAAACTATTGGGTGAGTTGTTAACATTTATTTTAACTCTATTTGGTCCAATACCGGTTCCCGCATTTGCAAAATACTTATCGCGAGTATTAAAATCATTTAATTTTTGTGGATACGTAACTGTTGTTGGAAATGCGAACCACCTTCTGTTTATACCTGATGTTTTTCCTGCAGACCAAAGGAATGGTTGTGGTGCGTGTAAAAGATATTTTTCTTGTGTTGTTAATTTTATAGGCTCGGTTGAGTTTATAATGTCGTACCCCGAAAAGATTCTTAAAAAATCAAAATTAGCCCTTACAACAACTTCAGGTTCAACATCTTGTTGTTGTAAAGTATAAGAAAAAGACTGAAAATCGTTAATTAATCCACCACAAGAAAAATACCCATCATCAGGGTCGTTTGAGTCTATTGGGTTTTGGTTTAAATTTGGGTGACTAATGTTGTAAGATCCTGGTGAATTTACAGGAGCTAAAAAACTATTTGGTGTTGCCAATTCCAAGCTAGATCCAGCACCTGAATTAGCGATTTGTTGGTCTATTTCATCTTGGATTGACTGTGGTGTTACGTCGTCATCTAATTCTGCAGTATTACATTCGCATTCACATGTTGTACAATCATTGTATGTTATCATTGGGAATCCTAATCTTGGTATTCTTAATCTTCTAAATGTACCTGTTGTAAAATCAAATATTGCATTAGTAATAAATGCCGTGAACACTACTGCGGAAGCAACACTAGCAATCGCATATGCGGCGTCTCTGACCGCAGCTAAAGTATCCTTTATTAATTCAGGTGTAAGACCTGGATCAATGACAGGTCCTGCCAATGTGAATGAAACAAGACTTAATAAGTCATTAACGGCTTCAGCCGCAGTATCAATAGCGACCGCAGAATCTTGTATTGAATTAACCGTCCATCTAATACCTAAAAATAATAATACCCATTTTAATATTGGCCAAATAAATGCCACAAAATGTGTAACGTATAATAGTGTTAATAGTGGATATATTAAAATATTTGTGAATATGTTAAAAACAAAAAATATTGGGTCAAAGTTTCTGATAATATCATTTACAGGAAAAGTATTATTTGTTGAGGCACAACTTCTATCATCTATTTCTTTTATACCTAAATGTTTTGCTCTACCGATACCATTTTTATATCTGTCAAGGAACATTGCTGTGGTATAGACTTTGTTATAATTAAATTCATAGAATCTGTCCTCACAATCAATTGCCTCTTGTACCATCTGTGTATTACCGTAATCATTCCAATCAAGTGAGAAAGCATATGATGCAAATAAGTAATATAATTCTTCAGGATATTCGGTATAAGTAAAATCTTGTGTTTGATTAGGATCTATTGCGGTACCATCAATATAAAATGAAGTAACACCGGGTAAAGATATTGTATTAGGATCACCAAAATATTGTTGACCATTTAAATAGATGATATATGAAGATGTATTAGGGGCACTCACAAATTGTAATACTGAAGGTCCGATAATCTGCGTGGGTCCAATGTTATTATTTGCCGAAATTTGATAAGAAAATGTTGTTGGTTTTTTCTTTTCTAAAGGATCTTTATCGTAAGTTGACCACCCATACTCTTTAATGTTTGGTACTAAAAAATGAGCTCTTTGGAAATTACCGCTGTAGTCTTGTTCCTTAATACCGACTTCTTTTTTTACTTTATTTATCTGTTTATCAATTTCTTTTTGGACATCAGATAAAGTTAAATTTTGTTCTTTATTAACCCACTTAAATTTAAATCTGTATTTTCCTTTTGTTGGTATACCTTTTGTTGGGTCATTTGATATTATTTGTTCCCCAAATTCATTTGTTACAACATAATCTAAGTTCATTGGTAGATTAGTTAAAAATGATCCGTCACCATCAATTATTTTACCATCATTTTCTAAATTATATTGTTCCAAAATTGGGTATCCATCATCATCTGTGTTTACAGTTTGTCTGATTGACATTATTTGTCCTTCACCGGCAATCAATTCACATAAGTTTCCTGTATTGTTTTTTGGTTTACAACTAATTTTTAATGCATCATCATTTGTTGTTGACACTATCGATCCCATGAAAACGGCTGAAGGTTCTATTTTTATATTCGCCAATTTAGTAAGATCAAAATCAACTCTAGTTATACCAACTTGACACACATCTAAATCACCCCATAAAGGTCTTACATCGACATTAAAATTTAAATTAACTATTTGTGGTAAAGAATCTAAATTAGTTGAAGTTTTAAAACTTGCACCATCTACTTGATCTTCTGTCGCAACTCCTTGTTGAATCAAATCTTGTGGTGAAAGTGAAAAACATCCTATATCCGATAAGTCAACGTCCATGACTATGGTTTGTTCTCCAAGAGGTACGCCAAAAATCATGAAGTCCCCACTTTCGTTTGTTTTCACAGAAAATTTATAGTATTTGTCGTACACCTCAATGTATGACTGATCCATTAAAGCATTTCCTCTTGTTGGGTATGTTCCTGTTGCCTGATGACCAATATAAGAAGGGTCTTTAGGTAAAAGGTTATATCTATAACCTTCTTCATTTCTTGATGATAAATCTTGATATGGGTATAATTCTGCAATTATTGGGTTTAACTGATCTTGTTCCTCTAATGGAATGAATACGGATACTCTAGCATTAGGGACTCCAAAACCATTGTTAACTAAAACTCTACCAACAACAACTCCATAATCTGAACAAAATCTTGTGTAGACATCTTCAGACAATAATTTCAATGAAAGAATTTCCAAAAATTCAAAATCTTGATCTAACTCTACATTGATATATTTATCAACACCGACTTGTGTTCTTATTCTATATGATTTAGGCATTAAATTTTTCTTTTTTGATAAATAGTTTATTTCCTATTTTCAAAAAATAGGTTTCAAAATCAAAAAATAAATTACTATGAAAAACTTACGGTTTTTAAATTCAAAACTCTTACCGTAATGTCCTTGTTAGGGAACCTAATTTGGTATATTTGTGATGGTTCAGCAAATATAGTGTCAGCATATAATTCAATTTGACGTGTTGTTGCATCTGAATATGTTTGTGAAGTTTCAAATGAAGAGTATTGACCACCTACTAAATTAAAAAATTTCATGTCAGAAATACTTATAACACCATTTTCAGCCTGTATTAATCTTCTTAATTCAGATACCACAACGTTTTGACCTAATTGTCTTGTTAATGGGTTAAAATAATTTGATATTATTTCAATAACTTTCGCAATTACCGCTCCAGAACTTTGTGAACTATCTAAAACAACATCACATTCAACCGCCAAATCGATAGGTTGTGCACTTTCGATTGAAATGTAGTCATTGATCATTCTATAATTAGAAAGGTAATTTGCTACGTTTTGTTTTAATGTGTTTGAGATAACGTCAGTTAAATTCCCACTAGTATCGTAAGATAACATTTTAATTTTTATCTTATTGTTTTCTTCTGTTATTGCAACTTTTGCGGGTGCCCCAAATATTGATGGCATTGTTCTAATTATTGAGTCGTAATCATTAACCGTAACCGCTCTATTTTGTGCCGCAAAATTAAATGAAACCATTTGTCTTACGTCTTCAGTAGTTGGTGCGTTTGCCCCTCCAATTGCTGCGGTAACATTATTACATCTTAAACTATTAACAACTGAAGTGTTTATTGCCGCTGAAGGTCCGTTAACTGAAAATGAAACAGTACCAATTTGATTTATAGTATTAATACCTAAATTACTACCAGCACCACCACCTATTCTGTATTGAACAAATAAAGTACTATTTGATTTTAATGTACTACCCAAACCTAAATTATTTGCATATCTTGCAATATCAAATCCTTTTCCGTCTCTTGCAAATTCTCTTAATTGTTCTTCGGCAGAAATATTTCCACCACCAAATGTTAATTTACAAAATCCTTCAGGTGTATATTCAGAAATAAATTTATTGGATGTTGTAATATATCTACC